GTTTACCCTTGATGATATCTCAGGCTCGGGCGCCTTCAACAACCTGCGAGACGCAATATACCTAAGTGGCTCCCGAAAGGCTGGCACTTCAATGACTGCCTTCTCTGCCTCAAATGGCGGATACAAAGAGGTTCTTGATTCGGGTATCAATAAATTTACCGCGCCCATGTTCGGTGGAACTGATGGGGTTGATATCATCGAGATGGACCCCTTCAACAACCGCGTATTACTTGGAAAGAACGAAAGAACTTCTGCTGCGTACAACTCGATACGTCGAGCCATTGACACTGTGTCTGACGCAGAACGCATTGAGATGAATCTTTTGACCCTTCCAGGGGTTGATAACGTGTCGCTTACCCAGCATATGATAAATACCTGCGAGGGTCGCGGAGATTCTCTGGCCATTATCGATATCGAGGGTGGCTACATACCGAGGGCTGAAAGCAATTCGGCAATAGGTCTCCGGGTTGGAAACGTTAAAACAGCTATTGACGCCATTAAGTCTAGAAGAATTAACTCTAGCTATGGTTGCACTTACTACCCATGGGTGCAAATTGTCGATTCCGAGAACGACGCCCGCTTGTGGGTGCCACCCTCCATTGCTGCTCTTGGAACTTTCGCAAGCTCCGAGAGATCCACAGCACTTTGGTTCGCCCCCGCTGGCTTCAACCGCGGCGGCTTAACACAGGGTTCTGCGGGAATCAACGTAAGTGCGGTGGATGGACAATTGACATCGAAGGACAGAGATAAGTTATACGCTGTCAACGTAAATCCGATTGCCTCTTTCCCTGCCGAGGGTATTGTAATCTTCGGGCAGAAGACACTGCAGGCAACTCCGTCAGCACTTGACAGAATTAATGTTCGTAGACTGCTGATTTACATCAAGCGCGAGATTAGCGCAATTGCTGCTACGACGCTCTTTGAGCAGAACATTGATTCGACTTGGAACAACTTCTCTTCTCGGGCGGAAACTTTCTTGGAGAGTGTGAAGGTCGGTGGCGGTTTGACAGACTTCCGGGTTGTTTTGGATGATACCACTACCACCCCAGACCTGATTGACAGGAATATTCTATACGCCCAGGTGCTGTTGAAGCCAGCCCGTGCCATCGAATTCATTGCTGTTGACTTTGTGATAAAAAGAAGTGGAGCTTCTTTCGACGATTAAGAGGGAAAAAGATATTAATTACTAATTAATGTTGATTAAGGAGATTATAATTAAATGGCAAATAACTTTTGGGCATCACCAAACACGGATCCAAAGAGAGCATATAGATGGCTCTTGTACTTAAACGGCGGTGCAGGTCTAGACCTACCTAACTGGGTGATCACGAAAGTGTCTCAGCCAAACTTTGAGGTTTCTGAAAAGGAACACCAATTCATCAATCACAAGTTTTACTATCCTGGTCGAGTCACTTGGGCCGATGTCAAATTCACTTTGGTCGACCCCATCTCTCCCGACGCAACACAGCAGCTACAAAAGATCCTTACAGATTCGGGGTATATTTATCCGAACAAGGACAGTGTCTCGAACATGACTGACACGATTTCAAAAAAGAGTGCCATTACCGTAACTCCAAAAGTCAAGATTCAGCTTATTGGCGCCAATAATGATGTACGCCCGGGCGGTAACGCGCAGGGCACAGCCCCCAAGATTGGTCACTGGACACTGGAGAACGCTTGGGTGAAGGGCGTCACTTTCAGTGAATTAAGTTATGAGTCGGAAGACCTCGTTAATGCTGAGGTGACTCTTCGTTATGACTGGGCTGTTTATAAGAAGGATAGTTAATCTCCTTAACATTGATTCCCGCCTGCTTTATAATAAAGAAAACAAGGGTAAATAATGACTGTTCGCAATAATGAAGATCGTGTTGGTGCTAAGCACAACAGCGACATGGATCCTTCCGAGATAATGGGGCCCTCCGCGGGCCCTCTCTCGTTCGTGACACCGACGGAGTTTGTAGAACTCCCCTCTAAAGGTGAGCACTATCCCGAGGATCACCCTCTCCATCAACAAGAGACTGTTGAGATTCGCTATATGACGGCGAAGGATGAAGATATCCTTACCTCCAGGACTCTCTTAAAGAAAGGCATTGCACTCGACCGTCTTGTTCAAAACATACTTGTTGACAAGTCGATTAGGTCAGAAGACCTTCTTATTGGCGATAGAAACGCAATCATTGTCGCGGCCAGAGCAACTGGTTATGGCTCGGAATATAAAACAAAGGTGAATTGCCCATCTTGCGCCGAGTTTGTTGAGTTTGAATTTGATTTAGGCGACGCCGTCATTAAGGAAAACCCTCTCCCAGAAGGGGTTCGGAAGACAGACGAGGGCACATTCGCTGTACATCTTCCAAAATTGAAAGTTGATGTAGAGGTTAAGTTCTTGACCGGCCGCGACGAAACACGACTGGCCAAGCTTGCCGCTTCCAAGAAGAAGAACAAGATGGAAGAATCTCTGTTAACTGATCAGTTCCGACAGTTTATTGTTGGAGTCAATGGAAGTGACGATGCTGCCCTGATAAACTCGCTGGTGGAAAACATGCCAGCCTACGACTCTAGATTTCTGAGATATACGTATCAGGGAATTGTACCAAACATCGATTTAACACAAGACTTTGAATGTCCCAATTGTGGCCTGGAACAAGAAATGGAGGTTCCGTTCACGACGGACTTTTTTTGGACTCGGGGATGAATACATCCAGAGTGTCTATGAGGAGTTCTTTCTATTAAAGCATCACGGTGGTTGGAGTTTCACAGAAGCTTACAATCTCCCAGTCCTGATAAGGAGGTGGTTCTTGACTAGACTGATAAAAGAATTCGAAGATCAAAAAGAAGCACACGAGAAGGCCGCTAGGTCTCGCAGATAAAAACAACTAATTAATAAGCCGGAAGTTCGCTTTCGGCTTTATTTTTTTGAAAACACTAATTATTCTGATATATTGTATTTAATGGAGAATTGTAATTATGAATCTTGAAGAACAGGAACTGTCCCCAATCGAGATTGACTTGGGTGTCCACCGCCGCGCCGAGTTGAACGAGGATTATCTTGGGCAATTCGGAGCAGCCGTTGGTATGTTGATGAAAGCAATTACGCAAGGCTATGAAGTACCCGTTAGTATTCGGGGAACCAAGAGCGAGGTAGACTCTTTCACAAATGTTCTCGGAAGAGAAAGAAGATATATGTCAAATTTCAGCAAGTACGGGCTTGATAACAAGAAGACATATTCCAGCAAATACGAATTAGATAGAGCAGTAAAAGGCTTCGAGAAGTCAACTGGGCTAAAGTGGCCCTTTAAATAGGATTTTTATAACTTATGACAACCGGTAACGATGACACAGGCAGCCCCCCAGACGATCCAAGCGTAAGTAGCCTAGAGCGACAGGTTGAGTTACTCGAACGGATCCGCGAAGAGGAGGAGCGCAATCTCGTCGTCAAGGCCGCGAGGATAGAAAGAGACCGCGTAGCTCTTGAGCTAGAGGTAGAGAGCCTTAAACTCTCTAAGGAAAAGACAAGACTTGCTCATCAGAACAATGAACTGCGTATTAAGACAATAGAGGGAAAAGAAGTACAACTCGCGATGGATCGGGAACTCGCTGCAGAATTAGCAGCCTCTGGTGATGCCGAGAAGGTCGCCGAGGCCGCCAGGTTGCGTGCCAAATTCGCCGAGAGAGAGGCTCTCCTGGAGGCAAACAAAGACGCTGCCCGGGCAATTGAAGCCACTGACACACAAACCAAAAATCTTGTTAAATTGCTGACTGGCGTCGGTGACCAGTGGAAACAGACTTTCGCCGGTAGTTTCCTAGTAGCAGCCGCCGGCGGCGTTGATGCACTAAAGGATAAGATGAAGATCTTCACAAGTTCTCTTGTGGAGTCCCTGAGCCCAGCAAACCTCCTAGGATCTGCGTTGATGAGGGTGGGCCAAGCCACCCTCAAGCTAGCTCTAGAGCAAGACGGCGCCATCGCTGCCTTTAATAAATCAACAAGCTCAATGGGCGAATATAACGACCAGATTATTTCTGTCGAAAGAAATAACATAGGCCTCGGAATAACCACTCAGGATTCCGCAAAGGCGTTTGGTTCTCTCTTGACCGGGGTTACTGCCTTCGCGAAGGCCAGCGCGCCTGTGCCGACGGACTTGGCGACCGTCGCGGCTCAAATGGAAAAGCTTGGCGTGTCAACCGATTTAACGGCCAAGACGATGGAAAATGCCATGAGGGTCATGGGAATGACCGCGGAAGAATCCATTGACCTCACTGGTGAGTTAGCCGCCATGGCTATTGAGATGAAATTGCCAATTGAACAAGTCACGGAAGGCTTCAACGCAGCAATGCCCGCCCTGGCCAAGTTTGGTACTGATGCACCTGATATCTTCAAAAAGGTGCAAGTTGCTTCGAGATCCCTTGGCGTCGCTGTCGGCGATCTTTTGACTGTCATGGGTCAGTTTGACACTTTCAGCGGCGCAGCCGAAGCCGCCGGAAAGCTGAATGCAATTCTTGGTGGAGATCTTCTTAATAGCACAGAACTCTTGCTAGCAACAGAAGATGAGAGACTCAGGATGGTTCGCGAGTCTCTGGACATGTCTGGCAGAAGCTTCGACTCGATGGGCCGGTTTGAGAAGCAGGCGATTACGAACGCGTTAGGTATTCAGGATGTGGCCACTGCGACCAAGATGCTCACTGGCGATATGGATACGTTTGGTGATGCGTTGGATGCTAATCCACTCACAAAGGAAGAGACTGAGGAAAGAATAAGGAAGACGCAAGCCATCACCGATAAGATGTCCCAAACTTTCAGGATGTTCGCGATGTCTCTGAGGAAGCCGGTCGAATACCTTCATTCTTTTATAGACGGAGTCTTTAAGGCCAATGAGTCGATGGGTGGCTATCTGGTTCCCACAGTCATTGGGTTCCTGGGGGTTATCAAGGGTGTCCAAGTCCTGAACGCGTTTGCTGTTGCCGTTAACGGTATGACCATCGCGAATGCTGCGCTAGCAAATTCATTCCTCGCTGTTACTTTGGCGTTTGCTGGTTTCTTCGCGGGAATGGCATTCGCAAAACAACTTGGCCCGGTAGCCGGAATTATTCTTGGTATTGCTGCAGCCGTCGCCGCGTACTTTGTCGCCATCTCCGCCGGCGTGCTGGCTGTCCCGATCGCCGCCGGCCTCGCAGCCCTAAGTATCGGCGGATTTGCCGGCGCAGCCGGCCTAGGCCAAGGTGAAGAGGAAGGCGCGGTCCCCGGAGGCTTTGCTGTTGAAGCAGCGCCCGGCTACGCGCGCGGAGGCTTTACCAAGGGAGGTCCCACCCTTGTCGGTGAAGAGGGTCCTGAGTTGGTCATGATGCCACCAATGGCCAATGTTATCAACAACGACAATTTCACAGAAGTTATCGCTCAAACACAGCAAACTGCTAGGCAACCGCAACAGAACACTGTCGCACAGCAGGCCCCTCCGCCACAAAAACCAACTGAGACCACGGTTGTTATAAAAATTGGTAACCAAGAAATGGGTAGAGCAGTAATTAAAGCAATAGAGAGTGTTCCCGGGTATAACCTCCGGGGCCTCCCACGAGGAGCATAGACTATGGCAATTTTTGATCCTTTTGATGACCTTGTTTCTTCCCCGACCCCGCGCGACATTCGTGAGAGTACGCTCAACGTCGAGCGAAAGCGTCTTGGGATGAAACCAGAAAAAAAATTGAAACATGTTTCAGTTGACCCTCAACTTGTCGCCGCGGCCACCGACCGCCTCGACGGCGGGTTCGACGTGGCGGAGCCGGCTACACCTCGTACAAAAACCAAAACTAGAACAGTGGCCGACCCAACGGATGCGACTGCCAACCAAAGGAACCTGAAGCTGTTTATCCAACATATCCCAAGTGGCCAGACAGTCCAATTCAAGGCTTTGATAAAAGAATTTTCTGACTCATTTACATCTAACTGGAATTCAGAAGAGGTCTACGGCAGAATGGATCCTATTGAAACATTTCAAGGGACGAAGAGAACTATAAAATTAAGTTGGGACGTTGTATCATTCGACTTGACCGAGGCTGAGGACAACCTAAGGGATATGGACAAACTTACAAACTTCCTTTATCCAACTTACGGATCGGCCGACGGGGGAGCCACTGTGATCACTTCTTCGCCCCTATTGAGAATGAAGTTTGCAAACTTGATAACGCAGCCCGCCGGCGGAAGCACAGTCAAAAGTGGTCTTGTCGGCCGCATGGATGGCTTTTCATATACGCCAGATTTTGATTCGGGAGTCTTTATGGCCAAAGGAAAAAACCCCAAGCTCTTCCCTCAAACTATAAATGTGAGTTGCACCTTCTATGTCTTGCACACTCATAAATTGGGTTGGCATAAGAACAAGGGAGATAGGAAGTTTCAATCCAAAGCCGGCTTCCCTCACGACATGAACCCTGGAGCCAAGAAGTTTGTTGGTGTACCGACAACTGAGGCAGGCAACGCGGCCGCGGCCCGTGAGATGTCATTCGCGCCGATAATCACCAGTGATGCCGCCCCTGACGCCGGCGCTGATACTACCGTCGACCGTGACATGGGCGACGACGGCGGGGAGGGTAGCGCAGATGGCGTCTAGATACGATAACAGAACAATCGCAAGAAATTCGGACGAACTTTATAGAGAACTGTTCGAGGATAGAAACATTCGTTTTGTAAGACAGTTCAGAACTGGAACCCTTAGACACCCAACCGCATCTGAAATAACAACATTAGAGTTAGCTGGCCACATTTGGTCAGCAGGCGACAGGTTCTACAAATTGGCACAAAAACATTATCGTGATCCCACTTACTGGTGGGTCATTGCGTGGTATAACCAGAAGCCCACAGAAGGACACCTTGAATTGGGTGAGACGATACAGATACCAACACCACTTGAGCGAGTGTTGGGATACTTGGATGTGTAGAATAAAATGGCCCGACTAGATATCAACATACCAGCAGTCCAAAGAGCGGAACGCGAGTACCGGACCACCGCCTCCGCCGTAGCGGCGACGATGGCCGCCAAGCCCGAAAAACCACCCGAACGTATTACCGAACAAAACTTCTTGTTAAGAAACTTAGATCTATTAGCCTCCGCCCGGGCCAAGATCCCGGTTAAAAGAGTGGTCCGGATGAAAACCAAAGATCCAGGCGCTCTTCTTAGCAGGCTGAACTTGCGTCCTAACGTAGAGGAATTGTTTAAAATAAGGCCTCACCAAGTTGGCGCATTAGTTCCAAAGATTCGTCTATACAAGGTTTTCTTGGATGACACTGCTGTACCTGGCAAGGTAGTTGAATTAAAATTTAATGATCACACCACTTCTAAGTCCATCGAAGATATTACTAGCACAGCGTATGGAAGAGGGGACGGAGTTGGTATTCAAAGTTTTACTATTGAGACTCAAGGTACCAATCCAGCCGAAGGCGCCCTGGTTCGATGTACCTTAAAGATCTTTTTTCAAAACTTGGAACTGTTAGCCTCTCCATCAGGGGATCGCAAGACCGATTATTTGGAATTGATTCTGCGTCGGACACGGTGGAAGAAAGAAGAAAATAGTAGCGCCCAAGCGATTCCGCATGCTCGAATTGCGAATAAAGATTATTTTAAATTAATGGCCGAGGTTGGTTGGGCAGTTCCGGAGGAAACTCACGGTACGATTGGCACACCGCTAAGAAAGGCTCTTGAAAAATGTAGTCAAACAATCTTTCTATCACTTCTTGAACACAATATAGAGTTCAATCAGGACGGCACCGCGGTCTTGACGGCAGAGTATCAAGGCGCGCTCGAACAAATGATGAGCAGTGACAGTTATGACATTCTTTCTCTGGGGGAGAAACACGACCTTTCCGGGAAGTTGAGGGAAGAGCAAAAAAAGTTGGATGATAAGAGAAAAGAGGGGAAAGATATAAAGGATGATCCACGAAGCGACGAGAACGACGCAAACTTGAAACAAATTGGGAAAGAGATCGTCGCCCTTAAGAAACAAATCAATGAATTGACAGCTAACGCCCGGGCCGAAAAATACAAGAGACTTATTGAGACCTTGTACAACTCTGGGAAAATAGGCTCGGTTGATATAACGCCAGAACAATGGGAGAAGATTCACCAAGGGGGAAGGGGGGATCTAAGGGCGATCGTCGCGTCAGATATCACTGTGAATGATCCTAGATCCGACGCCGCTAAAGAGTTCAAAGAGCGTATCAAGCCTTTCACTGGCGATGATACCTCTACGACAGACAAAGTGCTTTCCTTTTTTAGTAACGCTCTTTCGTCGAAGGCAGACACATCGACCAGAATTTCATTCTTTTATTTTGGAGATTTGATGGATCTCGCAGCACAAATCATAGATGATCGTCGGGAAAAGGACAAGAATACAACTCCCGACATAAAGGTGTTATTGGGCCCCGTTACGTTTAACGTGGTTAATGATGACGGAACGGTTACGCCGAAACAAGTTAACTTAGCTAACGTTCCCATATGTTTAAAATCTTTTGAATTTTGGTTTAACAAGAATGTTGTCAAGAGAAAGATAAACACATGGCCCCTGCGAGCCTTCATAAAGCAAGCGGTCTCAGAATTAATCTTGAATGCCTTGGGGGAAAACAGCAAACAAGATGAGGGGATAAGACGCAGCAATCAAATTGGGATACAAAACCTGCTCATTCCCGGTTTAGGCACCGATCGCAAAAAGCACAGGATCAAGGGCAACGCCAATGGCGATTTTGATTTAGACAATCCTTCTTCTTCTGGAGTTACTGCTTACAACAGTTTTCCAATCAACTCGCCGAGCCAGATAGGTTATAACGGATATAAACATTATTTGTTGGTTTACGGGTCAACGGAAATACTTGACCGTCGAAACCCGGCAGATGTGGGGACAGATTTCAAAAAGGGAATTTACCACTTCAATATAGGTGCTGATGCGGGCCTTGTAAAATCAATTAACTTTACAAAGACTGACGTACCGGGGTTGAAAGAGTCTCGCTTGACATCGCAGGATGAAGAAGAAGGACAATTACGAGATAAATACAATGCTAGCTTAGAGCTACTTGGAAGCAGCCCACTCTTCACGCCTGGTCAAAAAGTATATGTTAACCCTACATTGGCAGGCTTGGGTACACTGACTAGCAAACACTCTATTGCCCGTCAGCTTGGCCTAGGTGGCTATTATGATGTCACAAAGGTTCTTTCGACAATTGACAAGTCCGGATATCGGACGTCGCTTGAGTGCGTTTGGACCAGTTTCGGTATGGAGACTGGCGCGAAAAACACCCGAACCGCGCAGGCCGCCGCGGCGGAAAACGCAAGTTCTGGTGAGGCGCCCGCAGCCAAGTCAATTAGCGAGCCTGTTGATCCAAAGGTTGATTCTGCAGAGTCGCCACCACCAAAGAAAAAGTCTGTGCCGCCACCCAACAAGGCTATCCAAGAGACTACCGCGCGCATGAGCACAGGGATCGAGAAAGATAAGATTGCAAAGCAGAAGAGCTTGTCAAAGGCCCCTACGACCACTGGAGACCCAGAGGGCGTTCCTCCACCAGTAAAAGACTATGCTAGCCCGGAAGAAACCAGGGTCGCCACCGCCGCCGCCATGGCCCCACGGCCCGCGGCATCCAACGAACGCGCCGCATTCATCACCAAACTGCAGGCCGAAGCCGACCGGGCCCAAGAAGCTTACCTGAAAGAAGTCGCCGACGTCCGCGCCCGGTCGGGCCCGATGTCGATATCTGAAGATGAACACGTCGATAAGAAGCATCGTGCCTACCTAGAGGCTCAAAACAGGGTAAAAGACTACACGTCGAAAACCTCCGGAGGCCGCGGAAAGCCACTTTCCGTGAAGCTTCGCGCCGACGGCAACGTCGATTTTATTGAAGGCGGGTAAAAGGGCCAGAGGAGGCATCTGAACATGGCACAAGCAGCTACTAATTCATTAAATACTGAAGAAACTTTCATATTAAGAAGGTTATATCAAGAGGACGTCTACCCCCGATGGGGCCCGAAAAGTATAGACTATTGGTATGATAAGGGTCTGTACGGACGCCTAGATCGAAAAGAGAATGTGGTACTGCCCAAACTGACGAGTATCAAACAATTGCGTAGCGCTGATGAAGACTCTTATTTTGCGCTTGATTTTGTTGTCGACGCTTTCGAGAGCATGCGCACAGCGTTCGAGAAGGGCATGATAAAAAACACAGTAAGAGTGAACGGAAGCGCCTATTCTGCTATGCGCCCGGGCCAAGCTTGGAACAATGGTGATGAGTTATACTTGCAATATCTACAAATAATGGATGATGTTTTTGTACAAGACTACCTTGTAGGCCTTGGTTTGACTGACAGCATAAGAAGCTTTAAAGATTATTTTGACAAGTATATCGCATACATCGAGCAACGAGCTACCACTTTCCCGATAACCAAGAGTAGTTTCATTGCTTCAAAATATTCCAATCCGTATGTAAGCGGCCTTATAATCGAACTCAATAAAGAGAATCATGCAAACGATCTTCCCAAGAAGGAAGTTTATATAAACGATCCCAACTTTAATATTTTTAGGAACACCGCTCAGCAATTTGGTTTTATGATCGATGTGAATGCGCCATGGCGCTTAACGGCTGATTTGGCAAACCCATTCATGCAGGGATTCGGAGGGAAATATGGCGTTGAACCTTTTGCCGGCTCCGCATCAAATATATTTGACACCCATTACGATCTGCTGTATACTGAGGATGTGGATTTGTTGAAGAGGTTTTTCTTGGCATCATATGAAACTT